AGGATTTCGGGGGCTGGCATGGTGTCGGTGACATGCTGAACGGTCTTACTTTCGGTAACTTTTGTGATTGCCTGGATTTGTTGCAGCAAAGCAAGCAGGCAGCGGCAGAAAAGGACGAATCGACTATAAATGAAATCTTCCAGGATATCACGTTAAAGCTTTACCGGTATAAGGACCCGGAGAAGATACCGGCCGTTCCTTCCTTGCTTGCCATTCATGCGGTAAACTTCTTTTCCGCTGTTTGGGAAATGGTTCTTTCCGGACCGGTTTATATCGGTGGTGAAGCTATCGACTTTCGGATATTGTTTCAGAAGCTGGCATCCGAGGACCGGAAGGCGGACGATAAAACCGGCTGGACCGGGATAGTCTTTGAGGTGGCGGCTTCCGGTGTATTCGGTAATAAAAAGGAGGTGGACGATACGCCCTTCTGGGATGTATTGCTTTATCTGTATAAATGTAAATTTGAGTATTTGCACCAAAAACGTAACAAGAAATGAGAACGACAACAAGAACAAAAAACAAGATCAAGAAATTTGAAGGGTTACGCCTGAAAGCGTATGTATGTGCCGCGGGAGTATGTACGATCGGTTACGGTCATACGGCCGGTGTAAAACCGGGTGATGTTATCACCGAGGCCCAGGCCGATGCTTTCTTTGAATCGGATATCAGGGCGGTAGAAAACCAGGTAAACGCGCTTCCCCTTGATTTGGGACAGTACCAGTTTGACGCGGTAGTAAGCTTTTGCTTTAATGTAGGTATCGGAAAATTAAAGAAATCAACGCTTTATAAGAAGATCAGAGCAGATGCGTATGATTCATCCATACCGGCAGAGTTTAAAAAGTGGATATACGGAGGCGGTAAGATTCTTCCGGGGCTTGTTACCCGCCGTGAATGGGAGGCAAAACGTTATCAGGGATTGACAATATGATAGATATAAAGGTTTACCGTGAATACTGGGAAGGCGTGCAAAAACGTATTCCTGAAATAAAGAAGGTGCTACCCGTTACCATTGACGAGGAAATGAGTAAGACGATACAGGGGCTATCAAAAGAAGAATGTCCGGTGCTCTTTATTCTGATCCCGTCGGGAACGGGTGCCAGCCTTTCGGCTGATAATGTGAGGGAAAATAATTTATGCGTTATTTTCCTTATGAGCAAGTACGATCCCCAACGTAAAGGGGCTTATGAGACTATCGAAGAGGTGCAGCCGGTTATGGAGCGTATCAAACAAATGCTGATAGAAGATTCCGCCACTGGTTGCCCTGTCACTAAGGAACTGGATTTAACCAGCCTTTCCACTCTTCCGGAATCCGGCTTTTACAGGACGTTTGCAGGGTGGAGCCTGGCTTTCTCATTTAAAACAAGATGCTAATGGATGCTTTTGCGTGGTTCTGGTTAGCTGTTATAATATGTATTATTACAATAGGTGTAAATGGTACATTATGTACCTATTGGAGATATAAATATACCTCTAACAAGAAAAATGAAACTGTTAAGGATGAACCCGGGGAAAGGCACATTATTACCGGATTTTCAAAAAATGAATAACTGAATGGCCGAGAATTTTAAAACGGATTTCTTTACCGACCGGATCGGGCGTGGAATACAGGACATATTTCAAGCCCAACTGGATATCGCTACCAAACGGATTTACCAGAAAGGCCGTGAGCGTAGGAAAGTACAGGGAACCGGGGAGATCATACAAGGGCGATCCGGTGCATTAATGGCCGCACTACAGAACCCGAATTATTCGGTCATTCCGGACGGCGAAGGAGTAATCGCACATTCTAACCTTCCATTATATACCCGCTTCCTGGATATGAAGAAACACGGTAATTACCAGATTTATAACCGGCAGATATACGGGATTCTATATCATGACACACTCGGGAAGATTAAATATGAATATCAGGATTATGTAAGGGAAAGGGTAAAGGAAATGTTTGTCAGTTCGCTAAAGTAAGTGTGTTGTTATCTTCCAAAGTTCATTCTTTATATTACGATGTTAAAATATAGCAAATTCGCAATAAATGTATTTGTATTATTTGCATGGTTATTGCAAATTTGCTATATTTGCACTGTATTTAAAAGTTCTTTTATTTTATGAAGTACAATCAACTTTACGCCGAATTAAAGGCGGCAGGTTGTTACGTTGTGAGACATGGCGGAGAACACGATGTTTGGTTCAGTCCCAAGACTGGCAAAAAGTTTTCGATACCCCGTCACGGGTCTAAAGAGGTTTCTCTTCACATAGAACGTAACGCAAGAAAAGTGCTGGGGATTTAATCCCCGCACTTCTTTACTTCATAATTTAAGACTTTTAGGTGCGATAGTGGCAGGTAATATTGCCTGCCACATTTAAAAATAAATAGTATGAAAGTGAATGTTTTGTTTGAACGTGCGAAAGACGGTTATTATTCCTGTTTTATGGAAGAAGAGTTACCGGATTTTGGATTGGCCGGCTACGGAGATACAGCGGAAGCGGCTAAGGCTGATTTTCTGAAATCATACGAGGAAATAAAAGAGATGTTAGCGGAAGAAGGCAAGGAGGTTCCAGTATTGGAATTTTCTTATAAATATGATCTACAATCATTCTTTAATTATTTTTCATTTCTCAATATTTCAAAGATAGCAGAGGTTGCTGGTATAAATCCGTCTCTTATGCGTCAGTATGCGTCCGGAGTGGCGAATGTCGGTGAAAAACAGTATGATAAAATAAGGATAGCAATAAAGAAAATAGGAAATGAATTAGTTTCCGCTCAATTTTGATAATACAACCTGTTATAAGGTTTCTATTATACTTCATAAAAAAGAACTTAATACACCCGATGTATTATTTCGTGAGAAATGATATATCAATTAAGCCCGGCCCAATTCGGGCGGGCTTATTTCCAATTATTTATTACTTGTATCTTATAGTAATTATATGACATATGAAGATATTTTATTTCTGATCGGCTTTTTCCTGGTAATAGCTTTTTTCGTAGGATGTAAGCATAAACCGGCTACTTTATCCGGGTGGCTTGCTTTTGCCTTTCTTTCCTTTATCGTGACGCCTCTTATATCAGTACCTTTAACTTGGTACGTTTGCCGGATGTTTGATCGGGCAACAATTAAGGATAAAGGATATTTTGATCCTTCGGATTTTACATTTAAGAGATAAAATACTTTCTTCTTAGTATAATAAGCCTGTAGAATGGTTCTACGGGCTTTTTTTATGTCCTTTTCCGCCACTTTACACCAGGATAATTTTGCCTTATAAAATTTACTCTTATGGCAAAATTAAAACCTGACTATATCGAATGGGTGTTAACCCTGAACGCCTCCGATGCGCAGAAGGAAATACATAATCTTTCGGAGAAGAACAAAGAACTTCGGGACAGCAATAAGGACCTTAAAAAGAAAATGACCGAACTTATTGCTACCGGTAAGGCTGGCGGTAAACAGTGGAAGAATCTTACGGATAGATTAAATGCCAATAATAAGGCTATATCCGAGAATAACAAGAAGATTGCCGAATGTGAGAAACGGCTGGATAAAACCACCATGAGTGCCAACCAGCTGGCAAGGAAGGCAAACGCCTTGCGGAAAGAACTTCGCGATACGGTGAAGTCTTTGCAGCCGGAAAAATATGCCGCCCTGGAGAAGGAACTGAAAGAAGTTGAGAAAGCATACGGGCAGGCCACGAAAAAGGCGGAAGGTTTCGGCGGCTCCCTTCTTTCCCTGAATAAGATAAAAACGGTTCTGGCTGGTGTGTTTGTCACTATCGGCGCAATGATAACCGGGCAGATTGTCGGCGGGCTAAGGGATGCGATCAGTACTATTATAGAGTTCGAGAAGAAAAACAGTACTTTGGCCGCTATCCTGGGAACTACGAAAAAGAGTATTAAAGATTTAACGGATGAAGCACGCCGGCTGGGTGCTACTACTTCTTATACGGCCGCACAGGTAACGGCACTTCAGATAGAGCTTGCCAAGCTGGGATTTTTCAAAGAGGATATTAAAGCGATGACGCCTTCCGTACTGAAATTCGCCAAGGCGGTGGACACGGATCTTGCCTCGGCTGCTACGCTTGCCGGTGCAACATTGCGTATTTTCAACCTTGATGCGGAAGATACGGAACGGGCACTTTCTACCATGGCAATAGGTACAACGTCTTCGGCCTTGAATTTTGAATATCTGAATAGTGCAATGTCTACCGTCGGCCCGGTTGCTAATTCTTTCGGATTCACAATCGAGGAAACGACCGCCCTTTTGGGAGCTTTGGCAAACAGCGGTTTCGATGCTTCATCGGCAGCGACGGCAACACGTAATATTTTGCTTAACCTGGCTGACAGTAGCGGCAAACTCGCGCTTGCTCTTGGCGGTCCGGTTAATAACCTGGATGATCTGATAAAGGGACTTAAAAAACTGAACAGTGAAGGAATAGACTTGAACAAGGCCCTTGAACTGACCGATAAACGTTCCGTTGCAGCGTTTAACACTTTCCTTAACGGTACCGATACCGTGCTGGCACTTTGCGACGCGGTGACAGGTGCAGAAGATGCCTTTAATGCTATGTCCGAAGAAATGGGTGATAACGTTCAAGGTGCATTAAACCGGCTAAGTTCAACTATCGAAGGGGTAGTTTTACGTTTCTATGAATCAAAGGGTATTCTCCGGGATTTAATAGACCTTGTTACGCTTATGGTGGAAGGTGTGGGAGGTATGATTGACATGTTTAATAAATGGGGTGTTGTCACTTATACCGTTACCGCTTATTTGGTTTCTTACTATGGAGGACTGAAAATCGCTACCATGTGGCACGCCCGTTTTAAAACGGCGACCCTTGCTTCGGTCGTTGCAGAGAAAGCGCACGCCGTACAGCTTTATATCAGCCGGGCGGCTACTCTGACTTATGCGGCAGCCCAGGCACTATTACACAAGAATACTACCAGATGTACCGCTGCACTCCGGTTAATGAGG